TGTTCATATACACTTAAAATCGATTTTTTGTTTTTTAAAGGTCTAGAAACCTCTGAGGTAATTCCATCGAATGAAAAACTAACTCCAACGTTATTAATAAGAAGATAATCTCTAATTCTTTCTGTTAATAGCGTTAAATTAGATATTAAAACGATTTCTTTACAAAATTTATCTTTATTTAATATATTAACAATTTGTTTAATTAAATCGAATTTAAGTAAAGGTTCTCCACCGAACAATGATATTGAATATCCATCTTGAGATGACATTTTCATATATTTGTGGATTTTTGGAATGCTTGCTTTAAAAGCATCTAAGGTCAATGATTTTGGATTTTGTTTAACATAGCAGTACGGACAACTTAAATTGCAGTCGTTAGTTAATATTAATTCAACGTTAAACATTTAACCTCCAAAACGAAATAAAGCCAATAAGTTATCTTATTGGCTTTATTTATTTGCAGTAATTCTCTAAGCTTTTACCACATTTTTTAATGCGTAATAAGCTTGCTGATAGTTATCAAATTTTTGTCTACGCTCTCGATTAGATTTGAAAACGTAACCTTTTACTAATGTTATGATAAAATTTGTACAATTTCCCTCCCCAACGCTTGAACGTTCATTATCGACGTGACAGCTTACTCCAGAAAGTAGATGTTCAAATTTATTAAACATATTGTTCTCCCTTTTGTTAAAAAGTATATTGAATATAGACTATTTTTAAAAAATGTCAAATCATACGTCACACAACAGTTGTTTTATTTAAGATTTGGTTATAAATATATAAAACCGCTGTTTACAGCTAAGATGGGAAATGATGGAAATAATATTATGGATTTTCTCGGCAGTTTTTATACTGTTGGTTCTTTATACTTTCTTAGAATGGTATGATCACTGTGACCGAGAAGAATTTAAAGAGGTTATTATTCTGGCTTTTACAGTGTTGTTGATTTTTGCAAGCATTGTAGGACTAGATTGGATCTTGTTTAATATCTTTAAGAAAATTTAAAGGCGATCAATTGATCGCCTTTTGATTAAATTCCTTTTAAACAGCACAATTTTTCAAGACCTCGTTTTTTAAGCTGTTCTAACGATACTCCGACACCTTCCCTAAAGCCACAACGTGGACATTCATCACCGATGATTCCTGTATATCCACAGATTGGACAGCGGTCTACCGCATGGTTGATACTGAAATATGAAATACCGCATTCACCAGCGTACTTAACAATATCCTCAAAAGCTTGGACATTTTTGGTTAGGTTTCCATCCATTTCAATGTAGGTGATAGCACCAGCATTGCATAACTCATGGAACTTACCCTCAAGTTGCATCTTTTTGTAAGCAGGGATCTTAAAGTACACAGGAATATGGAATGAGTTGGTGTAGTATTCTCTATCAGTAACCCCTTCAATAATGCCATAACGCTTTTTGTCTAATCGTGTGAATCTCCCGCTCAATCCCTCTGCTGGCGATGCAAAGGTTGAAAAGTTCAGATTGTACTGCTTTGTAAAGCCATCTGTCTTAGCTCTTAAATGCTGAATAATCTCTAAACCTTTCTGATAAGCTTCCTCAGATTCACCATGATGTTTGCCCATCATAGCTTTTAAACACTCAGCTAGACCAATAAAGCCGATAGAGATTGAAGCATTCTTTAACACTTCACCGATTTCATCATTCAAATCAAGATTATCTGAATCAATCCAAACACCTTGTTGCATCAAGAATGGATAGTTGTAAACATGCTTATGAGAAATCATTTCAAAGCGATCTAATAACTGATCTTTAGCCAAATCAATCATATGATCAAAGTCTTTGTAGAACTTATCCCAATCGCCTTTAGCTTCAATTCCTAATCGTGGTAAGTTAATTGTTGTAAACGAGAAGTTGCCACGACCTGTATAAACTTCATTTTCAGGTTTTGCAGAATTTCCTATTACTCTCGTCCTGCAACCCATAACCGCAATCTCAGTTTCAGGATGTCCTTCCTTATAATACTGTAGATTGAATGGAACATCTTGAAATGAGAAGTTAGGGAATAATCTCTTAGCAGATACTGCACAAGCGTACTCAAACAGATCGTAGTTAGGATCTCCCTTTTCCATGTTTATTCCCTTCTTTAATCTAAAGATTTGTACAGGGAATATGGCAGTTTCGCCTTGTCCTAGTCCTTCATCTGTTGCTTTTAGCACAGACTTGATAATCATACGGCATTCTTCGGTTGTTCCTGTTCCATAGTTGATCGAACTGAATGGTGTCTGTGCTCCAGCACGACTCTGCATGGTGTTAAGGTTATGAACCAAAGCTTCCATTGCTTGATAAGTATCATTCTCAGTCATTGACTTAGCTTTCTTTAAGCAGTAATCAACTTTGTCTTTGACAATAAAGCTGATGAACTTTCCAATCTCTTTCTGAGATTCTTTAGAAAAAACTGTTTGATTTTTTTCATATAAAGCATCAATAAAAACAGCTAAATCATTATCGGCAATATCTCGACCGATAATAATCTCAATAACTTTTTTAAGATTCTTGGCATAAGATTTTGCAACGTATGGAGCTAGATCGTATTCAAAAGTTGCTACACCTTGACCACCGTACATATCATTCTGATTAGACTGAATAGAGATACAACATAATGAAGATGCAGATGGGATTGATTTTGGTGTTCTTAAAAATCCATGTCCAGTGGAGAATCCTTTCTTTAATAATTTTCCTACTGGCACCTGACAGCAATTGAATGTTAATAAACTGAAGTCTAAGTCATGAATATGCATATCGCCATTCTTATGAGCATAAGAATACTCAGGCTTTAAAACGTACTCATGAGCAAAATTCTTGGTTGCTTCAGTACCGACTCTTAACATTGTACCCATGACAGAATTACCATCAATATTGGCATTTTCTCTCATTAAGTCCATGTCTTGAGCTTTAGAGGTCAGCATCTGACGATAGGTCTTATTTAATGCACTGTTATAGTCACGTTTAGCAGTTCTTTCATTTCTATAAGTAATGAAATTCTTAGCTTCTTGAATTAATCCATTGTTAATTAAAACCTTTTGAACAATGTCTTGAATCTGTTCAACTGAAAGTTCATCTTTAATTGTAAAAATCAGATTGCATGTATCTTGGGTTAAAGATACGGCTAATCTTTCCTCATCGTTACTTAAAACATCATCAGGGTGAGTAGAGTTCAGAACTCTTTTAAAAACGTTTGTAATCTTTTCTTGTTTGAACAAGACTTTACGACCATCACGCTTTTTAATATATCTAGTCATGGTACACCTTTATTTGAATGAAATTACTTATATATGAATAATTTCATTACGAATTTTCTTACGTGGATTTTTGATTTAGGATCGAAATAAAAAATAGTATTACTGAGGTCAACCTTTCGAAAATTGGTTTTTAAAAATGAATTTATTTTTTGAACCAATTCTTGGTGCATTTCATGTCGTTCTTCTTTACTTAATGAGTTATACAAATTAATTAATTGTATATAGATGGAATAAAGATTGATATGATGTTTTTCAAGAAATTCGCCTTTATCAGATTCAATCCAAATGATATCATGATCCTCGATATGATCGATTTTGATATCGTGGTCTTTACGGTACTCTTGGATTTCTTGGATTTCTTTCGCAAATGCGTTACTGATTCTATCAAGTATTTCAGACATGATTAAACCTTCTTGTAACCAATCAAAGATTGATAATCTAATAACACAAAAATACCATCTTTAAATTTAAGATCGATTCCCTTTGTTGAAACCCAAATCGCATAGTGACCAACTTGAACTCCAGTCTCTTCGGAAGCTTTTTTACCGATGGCAAGAACATCTCCTGAGCATGGTCTATCTACAACTGATCGTTTCTGTTCTACTATTAACCCGAAATCAGTTTTAACCTCAGATTCGAGTACTTTAGGTTTAACTAATAAAAACTCTGACAATGGCTGAAATTCATATGAATACAGCTCTTCAGTCTCTTGGACATAACCTTGTGCGCCATTATTCATCTACGCTCTCCTTGTTTGTTTTCTTAGCGGTTTTTGTGGTCTTTTTAGATGCCTTCTTTTTTGGGGAATCTGGTTTAACATTATCATCGTATTTTTTAGCAGTATTTAATTCGTCAAAAAGCTGATTTAAATACTTAATTTTAATGTCTAAGTCGTTTAAATTTTTGCTGATGCCTTTGACGATATCTATAAGTTCATTGATATGATTATAATTAGCGTTTACTTTAGTTTGTAATTCAGAATTTAAGCATTCTAATGTATAACACTTTAATTCTAGATCTTTGATCTTTTTAGTATTAAATAGATCCATTCATATCGCCCTCATGGTTGTTTAAAAAAATTTCATAGCATGACGTCAATTGTCCGTTGACGGTCTTTTTACGACCGTTTAGCCGTAGGTATTCTTCGATTTGATTTAACTTTAATTCTTGTCGTTTGATTTTAGTTTTTAAGAAATCAATTTCTGTTTGAAGTTCAGAAACTTTTTTAGAATTGAATAAATCCATAAAAACCTCTAAAATCTAAATTTAGTGATTAATAAGCACATCAACACAAATCCTAGCACCGCAATCAAAATAAATGATAACGCAATCAAAATTGGTAGTAATAACGTATCCCAGTTTTGAATAATTATCCCATTTGATCTTAAGATTGTTACTGTTATCAAATAAAATACGGCTATTGTGGATAAATGTTTAATAACTAACTTTGTGATTTTCATTTTGTTAATTGTCTTTCAGTAAGTATTTTATTTATTAGAACCTTTTTTGCCTCGTAACGTTGTTTCATTTTTTTGTCTTTTTTGCGGTTCGCATAAATATCCGTTACTAATCGAGGAATAACACCTTGTTTATCTCGTTTAAAACACGCTCCATTGATAGCCATAGATAAATTATACTTTTTTAGTAACGTCGTTATTTGGTTCAGTATCTTTGGATCAACATTAAGTTTATCAACGTCCTTTTGACCACTAAAATATTTATTTACTAAAATTTTTAAATCGTTAGGAAGTTTTTCTTGAGGAACGTAGGTCTCTGGGCTCATGTTAAACGATGCCATTGCTAACATTGGGTACATTGAGTTAACGTCAAAGTTTACCACCCATTTATGCTTACCCTTTTCTGGAGGCATAACATATCCACCGATCAATGAGAGTTCACCGTCAACGGTTTTCATCAATTTTTTATCTTGACTCAAAATGCTTAAGTTCATTTTTTGTCGTCTTGGTAAATTATGATCCGCTAAATACTGCATGACTTTTTGCTGAGTATCGTAGCATACAAAATTTAAATCAAAATCATCGGATTCGACCTTTTTAGGCATTACTTTTTTGTCTTGTAATACAACATTCGATAAGTACTGCGACCAAGGTTTAATTGTAGCTAAGACTTCTGACGGTAAGATTCCCATCATCTGTGCAATCATCACAATCTGATTAGTAAAATTCAGTTTATCGTCAATTTTTTTCAACAAAATGACATCCACAATTCCATAATATACGAATTGAAAATTGATATTGTAGATTAGTTCTTTTTCATTTTGTGTAATCTCATTTGAGAGGTCGATTTTTTCACTTGCTTGACGAGCTTTGAGGTTTTTTCGTTTAATCATTCCTTGTCTAATCAATTCACGATATTTTTCTTTATACGGTTCATCAGAGATAGTATATTTTTCACCGGTATAGAATGAATCAAAAGTATTGAACTCTGGGTGCTCAATTTTATTGGCTTTGACTTCAACCTTTGAAATGTAATCTAATGAATAACTAGATCTTGGAGCTTTTACAAAAAACTTATATACATCGATTAAATCATAATAACAATGTCCATTTGCTTTAAAAGTCGCTTCACCTTGTTTATTAATAAAGCTGTCTACAGCACCGTAATTTGACATTGACTGACCGTTCAGTCCTAAATTATTTAAACGATTGTAGATATATGGAAAGTCGAAGTTTACTCCGTTCCATGCGTAAACAATCAATGGGTTTAAGGTTTTAAAGATTTTTAAATAACCTTTCAAAAGCTCAGTTTCTGAATCAAATTTTATATACTTTACTGGATAATCTAACTTGTAATCAGAATCAGCATTCCAATCCCTTAATCCTAGAACGATCATCGTTTTTAAGAAGGAATCTAAAATCTGTATCAACACAATAGGGTACGGTGCATTGTGAGGATCAATCGCTCCAAGAGCGCGTGTCTCAATATCCAAATACCATACTCGTGGAGTCTTATTGTATAGATTATTATTCCAATAATTATCACGAATGTGATGATATATTGGTGAACTCACTCCATAGTGATTCTGAGCGTCTTTAGATTTACCGTAACATTTTCGAACCTTAATATTATCAATTAAAGTACAGTACTCGCCGTTAGTATCTTCAACAAAATATTCATACTGCGATCCAATTTCCTTTGAAACCGATTTGTTTGTATTTTCATCAAATAAACGGACGCAGTATTTAAAATCATCCTTATTAAACCAAGCCGTTTCGAATTTCATTTTATAACCCTAATTTCTTTTCTTTAAACTTCACAATCTTTGAAATGGACTGATCGTTTAGATAACTTTTTTCGCCGTCAGCTGATAAATTTGAACATTTCTGAATCGTTGAACCAAGATCTGATGCTAACACGTTGCCTTTGAATTTTTGTTTAAAAAGATCTTCATCGAGTCCAGAGTTCTTCCAAATTTTCAAGGCTTCATCATTCTTTAAACGTCTAAGCTCAAGTATATCAAACAATCTGCCTTTACGCATTAGAGCTTGATCAATATCGTCAATCTTTTGATTAGTCGTGATAATAAACTTAGTTTTATTTTTAACTACACCATCGGTAAAGGTTAAAAAATTGTTAAGGAATGAATTTTTAATAACATCGGATTCCGATAGCTCTTCGGCACTTCTTCGAGTTAACATGAAATCTAAATCATCAATAATGACCAAAGGATTGTTATGTAAATCCGTCCAAAAATATTCATTAGATAATAATTTAATGGATTTTGTATATACAACGTCGATATAGTTATCGTAAACAAGGGAATTCATATCCGTTGCATATTGTGGATGTTCTTTTAAATACTTTAATCCTAAAGTTGCAAACTTTGATTTTCCTAAACCGCTTTCTCCACTTAGTAGTAGAATGTTTTCGCTAGATTCAAAAAACTGTTTAAACAACTCGTCTGTATTTATGTATGGGTAATAATCCGCTGAAGCATTCAAGCGACTTTCGATTTTATCTAAGGTCTGATAATTACAACATATATCACCGTTGTTATAAGTCATAGTTTTAAGATTTATTACTATGTTGCGATCATTATGCTTACTTACAAAATCAATGTACTTATTCCAAATATCTAGAGTAATATCATCTGATTTCGCTACTAACGAGCAATTAAACCTATCAGTATCCGGTGCTTTGCTTGAATATAATTTAAAGTCGTCTGATACTAATTTAACTAAATGCACAACGTCTTGTAAATTATTAGACTTAAAAACTTTTTTGACAAATTTATAAGATTTTGACAGCTCGTTTACAAACTCTTCAAAATTGCTTTCATTACAAAATGTAATGCTCTGAATATTTTCCTTATAACCTTCCTCGTAATCCTTAAACACCAAAAAAGATTCTTCAACTCCACCGAGAGAATTCAGTTCAGGATTAAAATTAAAATTAAGCATGGGTTACCTCTGTTTGTCTAATTTTTTAAGAGCTTCTTTTTCTTTAATATTTTTTATTTGGCTCTTAGTGTACTGTAAACGAAACTTTATCGAATGATATATACCGGAGATTGTAACGCCGATCAAATACAAATAAGTTACTGGGAATAGCAAACTATCCACATAGTCTCTAAAAGTTAAACGTTGCTTACATAACCCAGCAATAAAAGCGTTCAAAAATAATGTAACTATAAAAATTATAAAGTACCAAATAACAAATTGGATTAGGTTATCGGCAGTCAGATATTCAATCACTGTAGTACCTCTTTAGTTGGCATATCAGCGATATCTATTTTTGAAAGATCCCATTTATACAAGTGATACCATTCAATAATCATCATTTGAACGCAATATAAAACGCAGTCTTGTTTGGATTCAGCATAAAAACATAAAGGATCATATTTATCGAAAAACACTTCTAGATGTTCATCGACGTTTTCGGCTTTAGACATGTACTCTTGCATAAATTGTGCAATGTCTGATCTATATTGATCAAAAATTTTTGCACATTTAAAGGTTGAGTCGAAATCTTTAAGGTTTAAGTTTATAAATTTATTTTCAATGTTTCTAGTCAAAAAGGATTCAATACTTTCTTTATCAGTTGCAGTGCGGTCGACGATATCGTTATAGACAAGATTTCTAAATTCAGTATTACAGTAATTCTTTAAGAATAGGATATCCGGATTCCAACTATTACGCTTTTTAGCATTCATAATTTAGTACTACCCCACGATCAAATATCTCGTTTAAAAACTTATCAAAATCTTCAAGGTTATTTATTAGCCTTGAATTCTTGACGCAAAATTTCATTTTGGAAATATTTGCAACAAAGATATCAGAATCATGTTTTAAAAGGTAGTTATATTGATATATGCTAGACAGATCAGTAATTAAACATACATCGCAATCTTTAATATCATTCTCAATATTATAATTAAAGAAATCTTTATCGTACTTAGTAAGTTCTTGTACTAATGACGTATATATTTTTCTAAAATTTGTAAACTTTTTATATGAATTCGAATCTCTGTATGAAATATTTCGTTCATCGATCAAAAAGGACTGCAAAAGTTTGACATTAATGTTAAGTACTTTTGCAGTCAACATTAAAGACTTAAAATTAAGGGAGTAAATTAAGCCTTTTATTTTTCTCTTTGAACACATTCGTTTAAACGCGCTCTCGTATATTGATGAGTCGATGCTGTTTTGAGTACTCAGCAAGATAATCATTCTTACAGATCGTCCTCTTCACATTCGTAATCGTCAATTTCACGTTCATCATCATCATCGAGTTCGGATTGGTATGCCTTTATTTCATCTTCGATCTCTTGACGTCGGTCGTCATAAAATTCGTTTATATCAAGTATAGCTTGAACATCTTCGTCCGCAGGGTCGTCAGCATCTATTCCAACTTCTGCAATTTCTATTCGTTGTTCTTCATCAAGGTCGATTAAAGATTCACGTAATTGTTCAATCTTATCAATAATTTCCTGTCTATGTTCGGCATCGCCTTCAGCAATAAAGTTCTCAAAATCTCTGTCGATGTAATCGTTGCTGTCACTCATGACTTAACTCCTTAAGTAAATATCAAATAAAACAATACCACTTTTGCAGAAAATAAAAAACATTCTAGGATGAAATCTGCTAAAAGCCTCACTATTATTTTTAAAAATTGATTTTTTAGAATTTTTTAATGAATTTCGATGTCTTTTATAGATTTTTATCGAAAATATTGGAAAGTTTTTAGAAAAATTAAAAGACTTGCGCTAGCGCAAGTCTTCAAAAGTTAAAATTAGGTTATATTAGTTATAAATATCTTTTGGATTATCATCAACATCAACAATAGAGTTAAAATCTTTGGCTTTTAACTTTTTATGTAAAGATCTTGATACTAGATTGATTTTATTATCAACGGTGGCAACGTCTGCGGAATCAGTTCCGGATGATTCATCCTCCCCAAGTTCCTTAATTTTTTGCTTTATCTCCTTTGAATTCTTTGCAATAACAGCATCAGGATCCCTCAATTTGCCCTTTTTAGGTTTTTCCGGATGTTCTATTGGTTTTGGTGGCTCTTCGGAATCGTCTTCATCATCTTGATCGTCTTTATCGTTGTCCTGCTCTTCGTCAGAATCGTCCGACTTTTTTGAATTTTTTTCAAAATTAAATGGTTTTTTTGACTTTTTATCGTCTTTTTCTGGTTCTTTTTCAGAATCCGAATCAGAATTAGCATCCTTTACTTTATCCTGATCGTCATCTGGTTGTTTTTCGTCTTGCTCAGCAAGCCATTCTCTAAAACTTAGCATTTACTGTCCTCTATGAAAATATAAGTAACTTTCTAAAAGTGTTTTTATTTTATCCACATCCTTACGGACTTCGTCAATTTCTAAATTATTGGTTCTTGATGAATGCTCTAAAGTTTCAACAAGTTTTTCAATAATCATTAATTTATTTAGAATATCATCGTGTACAGTATGTTGGTACGTATCTATTTGTTTTATACCGTCATTTAGATCTTTATCAACTTTTTCAATATCCTTTTCTTGAGCAAACGCATTAAACTTAGAAAAAAGAGGAGATAACCACGATCTTAACATATACAGCAGAAAGAACATTGCGGTTATGATGCCAACTGTGCCACCAAAACCCTCTCTAGAATAAGCGTTGATAAAAAATTCAAATATTTTATCAGTCATATCACACACCTAGTCAAGAATAATTTTTCTTAACGTATAATTAAATGTTGAATTTACATCAACGTATAAAATAGCTTTTCCGATTATTGAGTAGGTAAGATACCCTGATCCAATTTTTATTGGTTCACCGTTATATTTATTAAATTTAATTGCCGTCAATAATCTTAAGTCGCTTAATTTATCTTCAGTGTAATATAGCTCACATTTTGTACCGTCAATGTTCACGAGTTTAATGTACACATCATCAGCGTCAGTACTTATTGAAATGGTATCATTATTTCTGATAACATTAAGCTTAACGTCTTTTTCAGCGTTTTCTCTTGTAACTATGAAAAATTTATCATTTGTGACTATATAATAATCATCTAATGATTGATATTCGGTTTCATCGGTATACAGATAATAATCAGAACCGATCACACTGATATCAAAATCATCGTAAGCGTATCGAGTGGAGTCCATTACAATAAAGTCTGTACATGGAATATCTTTATAACTATAACCTTTATTAATAAAGGTACATTCATATATAGTTCGATAATCTTTATTGTAATCTTCGCCTTCGATGATATTGCCTTTAATAATTTTATCTTTTAGCACTGAATTTTTAATATTAATTATTTCGTCAGTACTATAATCCTCAAGTTGTTTATCTTTATCATCAAATGATAACGATGAAATTACATCCGGCAAATATTCATCTTGTTTATAAAAACCTTTAATGGTTTTGCCGATTATTTGTCCATCAACTGTTGAACGGATTCCGACCATGTTATCTGTACCAAAAGTTGGCACACTTTTTGCATGTTTATCTAAAAATATTGCGTAGTCTAAAATTCCAATATTTGCAGGAGTAACATCAAAAGAATTTAAAGTATCAAACTCTATAAAACATTTAAACTCTTTCTTCTTATTTATTACCGCGTATGCGTCAACTCTACATTTGCCTTTTAATAACTTAGTGGTATCAAATTCAAGATTGAAATAACCTTGTTGTACAATCTTGTAATCTTTTCTAAGAGTTTCATCGCTTAAAATTATGAACGTATTGTCAAATGGAGTGTAACCACTTACTCGGACGCCGTATTTTTCAGATGTTGTATACGTATATACTCTTGGGACGTTTAATTTTATTTCTTGGTCAAAATTTAGTCCTGATGCACGGTAGTAATATCTAGGATTGATATTATCATAGAAATATACAGAATAATTTTTACCTCTTAAGCTGTAAGTATCTAAAACGTCTGCACCACGTTTATCTTTACAAGGAATGATCATAAAATTGTTATAATCATCTTTAATCAATAAAGTTCCATTATAATCTTGACTATAAGTCAATCTTGCTAGATGTTTGTATTCATCAAGATCGAATTCAGTTACTTTATCAATAGATTCATCATAACCTGGTACGAACTGATATTCAGAACCAGTAACGTTTAACGCATTGGCGTTATTGTCTTCAAAATATTGAGAATCCGCAATTTGATGGTTATCATCACGAATTCGAGAAATATCAAAATATTTTTCAAATTCTTCGATTACATCTGTATATAAGAATTTAATATCAGTTGTGACTTCAGTTATTAAATAATGTTCGTTGAAAACGGACTTAGGATTCTTTAAACCTAATACATAATCCTCGTAAGTTGTGTAATAAATAACCCCTGTACGTCCATTTAAGTAAATTACTGTGTCATCATCAAATGTTATTAAACGATTGACGTAAACGCCGTCTTCCCAGTACTGATAATCGATGACTTTTTTAATAAAAATCTGAACGTTTTTAGCAATTTCATCATCAGTGAATGGATAATTGGTACTAGGATTTATTCGCTGTCTAAAATCAGCGTATACATCTTCAGAAGTTTTATCTGTAAATACAATATATGACCGACCATCTTGGCTAACAATCTCAAGTTTAGTAAAAATGTACTTAACTTCAATTCCAAAATAATCGTGGAGCATAACCGTAAACATTGTGGTATATGTATAACACCATCCGATAGGATGGGATAATGGGCGCGTTATACTATCGAAAATCTGACGGTTTAACGCTCCTTCATAGTGAATGATAAACGGCTCTCCTGTTTTCTGAATCTCTAGATCATTTTCAAGAGTTCCAGTTTCCAAGTACCTTGCAAACGTGTACATATAATCAATTGCATTTTCAGTACCAACCATTTGAGTAAAATTTCTGAATGACGATATAAATTCTGTATTGATGTTCTCGTCAGCAGGTTTAAACAACTTGGATTTGTCGTAACCGAATTTTTTAAGGGATGATTGTATGGATTTCGATTGGGTTAAATTATTTAAACAATGGTATAAATTACTTGTATAGTACATATACAAGCCTTGTTTAATTTTTTCCTTGGCTCGTATAATCTTAGGATCGTCATCTGGTCGTAATTCATTATCATATAATGAACGAATTTTACGAGATATTTCAGAATTTTTCTCCAAAACATTAATAAAGATTTCCATTCCAATTCTAACAACAGGAATATCCTTAATATTCTCTGGAGTAATAGCTTCAAAAATCGATTTTAAACTAGGAATTGACATATTGAGACCCTTTCTTTTTCTATATTTATAAATATAACAAAAAGAGGTCATCTGATGGAAAAACTCTATTTTATTGTATTTGTGTTATTAACATTAATAGTGGTTCAAAATATGTTTATTAACAATATTTTGAATGTTGATTCTCATAACAATGACGTCACCGATGATATTCTGAAATTCTTCAATACCAAGACCTATCTTGGTCAAACGAAAACAAATGTTGCTGATGTCAGCGTAATTTTGAAGGTTTATCAAGGTGAACCATCGTGTGCTTTTTTATTGATTGATGACAACTTTACATGCTTTGTATGTGGAGAAAATGAACCCCAACGAAAAACTTTGCTTGAGATTATTTCAAGCACTATTAATAACACTGAATATCCTGAAGAAAAAATCTTTTGGATAAAACCTAACAGTAACACATCATTTGAGGCTTAATATGATTTCTGCTGTCCAAGAACTTTCTGACTACATCAATAAATACACTGATAACAGTGTCGATATTACAGGAAACGAAAAACTTATTCGTGAAAGATATTTACAAAAAATAAAAAAGATTTTAGATGACTTTAAAACCGAATATATTTCAAAAGAACTTTTTTATAAAAATATACGTAAAAAATTAAACGATAAATTAAACGAATTAATCAAACAAGATGAATACTCTTACGGCGAAGAAACTGGCATCAAAACCTCTTTGAATATTATTGATAAAGAATTTATTAATACAATGAATAATGTTCAGATTGATTCAGATATCTCGGATTTAGTTAATATAACTGAGTACCTAGAAAGCATTAAAGATAAATTTGATGATTCGATACAATCAAGAATCGAAATCGTGATCATTCTTATTAATAAGATATTATCAGAATTAAATTTAAAACCATCATTATTTTTAAGCTCTGATAATTTCCCTTACGATAAGGTGATCGTATCAGATGGTGAAACTGAATTTGAATTAAATCCAAACACTGTAACGAGTATTAAAATTGAATGAAATTCATTACCTTAGATCCGTATTATAATAATAAATTCTACAATGAGTGTCGCGAAGCTCTTAAAAACAATGGAATTGAATTTAAGGAATTCGTATGCACTAAAGCACCGTACAATTTCTATTTTGGAGTCGATGATTCATTAACGCCGATGTTCGTTAACTACGACATTATCAATAAGTCGGATGAACGTTACCTTGTGAATGTGGTTACACCGGTAATTCCGATGGACTATTATATTTTAACACGAAAAGAAAATGATTCATCGGCAAAATCGATACGCAAATTTGTTGAAAACGAACCTTTGAGACAAGCTATACAGTCTGAGTACGCTTGCTTTTTCAATGCACCGTCAAGAAATTTTGTGGAACAAATTACCAAGATATACCCATTTAGAGTATGGTACATGGGTAAATATTTCAGTAATAAATACAGAATATGTTTGACTTGTGACGAATCAATAAAAAACTTTATTCGAGCAGAAGATATTCTTGTAGAAAGATATGGGGATCAGTATAAAGAGGTTGGAAAATTTGAAGCCGTCCTTAACTATAAAATATTTACTTTAAGAGATCATTTAGTCAAATATACTTTAACCCCATATATTGAAAACGGATTGTACGTTAAAACCAATTATAAAACATATGATAATTTTAATTAAACAATAGCTCTGGTCTTTTCAGGATTTTTAATAGCTCTTAGCTTATCAACTAACTTTTTGGTTTCACGATCCTCTTTGAACTTTTTTACTTTTTCTTTTGCCCAATCTAAGAAGCTTCCAGTGTGTTTACCTTTGGTTATCTTGCCAGTCTTTGGATCGTAAGCCATTTTCCGACCATCTTTTGTGGTGAACCATTTCTCTTCTTCAGCAAGTTCTTGTTCAACCCATTCTCTAAACGATTGTTTCATAAATGCTCCTTTTTACTATTATTTATAAATAATTAAAAATTATTTGGGAGCTTCAATGATTATTTTAATATCTGGAAAAAAGAGATCCGGTAAAGATTACGTTGCAAATCTATTACATCAGAAAATAACTAATTCAAAAGTTATCGCGTTTGCGGATAAAATGAAAGAAATCTTATCCATATCATTAAATATTCCGATTGAAGAATTGAATGAATACAAAAATAAAAATAAAGGTTTATATGTACATAGTGGATGTTTGGAATTCACCTTATTAACTGATTTCCGAAAGCTTTTGCAGAATTTTGGAACTGACGCTATGCAAAAGGTATTTGGAAAAAATGTATGGACGGACTTAGTATTAAAAGAATATGACGGAAATCCTTTAATCATATCAGATCTGAGATTTAAGCATGAGTACAATAATTTAAAGCATTTAAATCCTTACACTATACTTGTAGAAGGTGGAGACAATTCTGACACCCATATATCTGAGCATGATTTAGATAATTTTGATTTTAATTTTGTTATAAATAATAAAGAAAAAGGAGATTTATCTGTTCAGATAGATTCGGTTTTAAAAGATATTGATATTTTTTATAGGAGATAAACAATGTTTACATTCGAAGGTGGCGATGGCAGTAAGAATCCTGAGTTATTTTATGATAAGACCAAGATTCCAGTAACCTTTACATATGATGATGGTACTACTGAGACTATTGAGTATTCAAAGTCTGAGCCAGTTACTGTTAATTATGATGATGGCACTTCCGAAACCATTACTTTACAAGAATTAGCCGATGCTTTTGATAACGCTGAGACTGCATAATTTTTTAAGCCTTTTAAAACGCTAGCGTTCGCTAGCGTTTTTTATTTCTAATTTTTTTCAAAAATTTACAATTTTTTATGAATTTTTCTCAAAAGTTTATTGAAGTTTTGAGAAAAATTTTTATACTTGGTATATAAAAGATTATTTTAGGAGAAATTTAGGAGAAATTTGCATGAAAGAACATGAAAGATTGGAATATAATTTTGTAAAAGAAATGTACGCCGAGGAATATCCGATGGATAGTACGTACAGCTTTAATTGTGCGATGGATGATTATCAAAACAATATTGTTACTGAAAAAACTCAGCTGATTAAACGCGCAAAAGCTACATATGCATTCGACCAAGCATTTAGGATGCTCGGCGTTGATAACTCATCTAAGTTATTTACTGAGCGAATGATTAAACTGACTCAACGTACTGATATTGATATCAAAACATCCAATATCGATATTAATGATATTAATTCAATGTATACTATTCGATTTGATATTCGAGGATTAACATCTGATCTATTTGAATTCAGTACTGAAGGAAATTCATGCATCTTAGTATATAAACCACAAGGTTTAAAGTTGGATGAGGATTCATTCAAGGCTTATATTTCTAATCTAGGATCGCCTTGGGATTTTGACAGTTTAATCAAAGAGATTCATTTAAAGGTTTCAAAAGCTCTTAATGTTTATGATGTTTATGTAGCGTTAAATAATATTAAATACAACAACAGCGTAAAAAGTTTTGAGACTTTTAGTGGAGCATTCAATGATCCAAACTGTAGAGCAGGAATTTTTAACTCATGAAAATCTTGATAACTGGGGCAGATGGATTCATTGGTAAACATCTTCAAACCGTTCTCAGTGGTTATGACCTAATCACTGCAGATTTAAAAAGTGGAACTGATCTAACGGATATAACCTTTTGGGATAAACTAGGATCAGTCGATGTAATAGCGCATCTTGGTGCAATAGTTGGCGTTGAAAATTTTAACGATAAAAATGCGGTATCTTCATATATTAATAACAGAAGAATAAATATAAATGTTTTGAAATACGCTGAAAAATACCACCCTTATGTTTTATTTGCATCAAGTTCAGAAATCTATGGGGAATGCAACAACTCGCTAGAGAGCGATAATTTTGAAATCTTAAATTCACCACGAGGATTATACGCCTTAGATAAAATCATCATGGAAAATGATCTTAACATATTTGGCATTAGACATTCATCATGTCGGTTATTCAATATCATTGGTAACGGACAAGATAAAGATAAAGGAGTTGTACCTAAATTTATCTGCGAGATAACTCATGGAATCAAATCAAAAATATCTAGGGATGTCCGAACCTTTACGTCAGTTATTGATTGTGTAAATGCTTTTAAGGTCTTAATTGATAATCAGACAGTTGGCAGTTTTAACATATCTAGCGATTGTACGTTATCAATTGAAGAACTATACAAAAAGTTATGCGATAAATTTAATTCTCAATATAACTATGATATAATCGAAAAATCTGATATATCTTATAGAAAACCTAATACAGATAAACTAAAATCAATCTATAGTATAAAATACTCGATTGATGATGTAATTAAAAACTTATAGGAGATTCCAATGGAAATTGGTACTGAAAATAAAACCGATAGTCTCGATGATCTGTTCGCTGATCTTGATTCAAATCCAAAAACTGAGACTCCAAAAACAGCTGAACCATCTCAAGAGGCTCAAAGTGATCGAGAGCTTGCTGAGAATGTCGTTAAAGTTGTCGAAAAAAATATCGAACCATCTAAGCAAGATATGATTATTGATTTTGCCGTTCGATACTTAGAGCTTCAAAGACAGAAAAAAGTTATTGATGTTGATATAAAAGCACTAAAACAAGAGTACGCTGAACAAGGCATTGCTTATCAAAATACCTTAAAGGCATTAACATCTCTTCAGAAACATAAAAAGATGTCTGACAATGTAAGATTTGAGGTCGAAGCTATCGAAAGTACTTTAGAGCAATCTAAAAAGGTTCAAGATGCTTTGGAGTCTTTATCTAAAGTAGAATAAAACCTTAATAAAACCCACTCGATGAGTGGGTTTAATCTTTTCTTATTATATATTATAGTTATGTATTATTCACCTGATGATTCATCATCTAATGAGCCTTGATCGATGATAAATGAATCTGCATCCTCATCAAATACAATACCTGCAACCTCTAAGATTGCAAATACAGTTGCTGGGGTTGTAAACTTATCAGTAACTGGGTTAGCAGGATCAAGATCTGCTGAAGTAGCAGTTGCAAAGTTATCAACATTACCTAAACCAACATCTGACTTGGTTAGCTGAACAACGCCAGTGTAGCCGTTAACGGATAGAACAGCATTTGAAGCGGTTAACTCTACCCATCCACTAGCTGATCTAATGAAAGTCTGAGCTGAGATAGGATTACCATCGCCGTCTGACTCGTTCTCATTGGTTACGATAACGAAGTCACCCTCTTGAACGTTGGTTAGAGCGTCACGAGCAGTTACATCAGCAACAGTCTGTACAGAGGTAATTGCTAAAGGTGGTAACTGTGAGGTTGGGATTAAGCCATTTGAATCAAGAGTTGCTACACCTACAGTAGTAACCTCTTCACCAGGCTCACCAGTAGTGGTGGTTGCTACACCTAGCTGAGTCTTTAGAACATAGTTATTTAAAGACTGAGAGATAGTCTCTAACTCATTGCCAACAGCAGTGTCCCAATCGGTGATGTCAGCGTGGGTTAGTACAACGTCACCTGAACGACCAGCAACAGTGTTAACAACACCTTCGCCACCAATAGCAGTTGAGATTGCGGTTGAGATTGCGGTGTTGATAGCAGTAGTATTTGGTAACTCAAAACCACCAGCGGTTACACCATCATGTAGTCTTAAAGCCTTTTTGGTTAAGTCAACGGTTAATGAACCTTCTTTACCAGTGAAGGCATCATTCTGTGCGGTAGTACCGCGTCTGAACTGAATTTGAATAGTCTTATTATCAGCCATTTTATACTCCCTTAATTTTCAGATATCTGAATTCATTCATTTATTTTTATTTATAAAAAATTGAAACTATTTTTTAAAAATTCAAAATAAATAAAGATAAAAGAGGGATTAAAAATGTCCGATGTATTTAAAGAACACCATTTAAATTTACTTGATGCTGTATATAGACAAGATAATGAAATTATTGTTAAGTTAAGCGAAAACCTTAAAATTGATTTTAATAACTTAACCGAAGATGACATTAATAAATTACGTAGTTTTGAAACAAAAAATCAACAATATCTTATTAATAAGATACGATTGAATGACGTTCATGAAAAGCATCGAATGCGATTAGATTGGTTTATTCTAGGATTCGCTTTCATTTATCTTCCTTCAATAACCTTCATTCCGTTGACGGAAACCGGATACCGAGTAGCAGATACAATTTTAGGCGTAGTGGTTGGAGTCTTAATTGGATCGGTTTTAGGATATTGGTACGATGGAGTAGCTCATAAAAAAGAAGATTAAATGCTAGATACTATACATAAACTCTCGGATTAAATATTTTTCACGGTTGTATGACGTTTCAAGACGATGTTCATATGACCGATAAAATACTCCAGATTTTACTTTTCTTAGTCCTGTACAATCTACAATATCAAAAACGTTAAATCTAGTTTTATCCTTGGATAATCTTAAACCACGACCGATTGATTGAGTAATTGAATTATATGACTTCATAGGGGATGCAAAAATCATATTATGTAAACGTTTGATATTAACTCCTGTTGATAAGATTGCGTAATTTGATACCAATATTTGCGGTACTTCGTTTATAATAATTTCATTGGTTATTTCATCGTCAAATCTTAAACCTTTATCAGTTTTGAATAATTTATGTTCTAAGATTTTTCTAGTACATTCGCGAGTCTTTGAATCATCCGATCCACTTAAAAAATAAACTCCGTACTGTTTTTGAAATTCGAACGAATGTTTACCTGTAATATCTTTATTTTCAATCTCTGCAACATCAGGATATAATTTTCTCATAATACTAAGATACATATCTTTCATATGATTAATATGTTGACCTAACACTAGAGTATTTCCTTTTAATTTACATGATAGATCGGTAATGAATTTTAACCGATTTTGATGCTCTTTTATCATTTGAAGCATCGTTTGATAATTTCCTGAGTTACGTAACAGAACTTTAAAATCTCTTGAGTAATCTAAAAATATGGTATTGATTTGAGCATTAGTAGCCAATCCTCGATCAATCAATTGTCTTGCCGTTATATGAAATGTAGGATATGTAAATAATCCAATGATAGTCATCTTGGCACACATATCCTCTGGCAAGGTTCCGGTAAAACCGTAACGTATTTGTATATCTTTGGCTTCTTTTATAATTGATGATGAAACATCACCACTGATTCGATGTACCTCGTCACATACAATGTAGCTGAACCGACTTAATTCATTCAAATGTTTTACCATAGACTGCCATGTAGTGATTAATAAATCACAATCGGCGATCTCTTGAACCCCATCTCCAAGAGTTTCTGTGCGATCATACAAAGCGTTCAAATTATACGATTTAATATCAGATTTAAATTGCGTTAATAAGTTAATATTAGGTACGATTAATAATCCCTTTAACCCATGCACTCTATAAAAATCGCAGATTAATGAAATTGTCAGTGATTTGCCAGATCCTGTACACATTACGTTTAATTTTCTGACGTCTAAGATCGATTCTTTAAAGGCTTTAATCTGATAATCATATGGTTTGAATGGTAATGATAAAGACTTTAGATATTGTTCTAAATCATTATCAGTATATTTTGAAGTGTATTTTATACTAGGAACATTAAATTTTTTAAGTAAAGACAACGTACCGTTATAAACGAGAAGCACAGTACGATCTGTGTTCCAAGTTGCAAAGTAGTCGAAAGGAGATTTCAAGCCTCTTTGCACCAAGGGATCGTGCTGTGCATTCTGTCTTCGAATCTTTAGAAAGTCATAAATTTGCATAAGTTCAAACTGCTGACCTTGTAAAAGACTGTAACTTTCATCAAGTTTAACAACAGTTATCATTAGTCTCTCACAAATTCACTGAACTGTTTAACCTCACGACAGATCTCCCAGTTCCTTTCGCCGAATCTATCAACGTCTTTATTATATACCATATACCCACAATCTAAAAGTAGTTTTTTGAATCTTTCCTTGTTTTTGACGTATATTATAGGATAAATGTCTTGGAGATTTTTTTCATTACATTTAATCATATCGTTTAAGACTTCAATATCGTCAACATTTGCTCGGTCGTACATAATAATCTGCGATATCTTGATCCTAATATCATCTTTTGTAATTAACCCTAAAGATAATTCTTTAAAAATTTTATAAAATTTACATTTTTTTATAAATTTTTTATCTTTTAGGTAATTTTTTAGCAATTCTTTTCTTAATTCTATCGAAAAATTAGGTTTTTCTTGTACCGAGTACAATTGAGCATCAACATCGGCGAGATTCTCAAGTTTCAGCTCTTTAAGCATCTCATAATTGTTTTGTAAATTAATGTACTGATCTACGGTGCTATCGATGTTATTATGTTTGTCGTCCAACATTTGTTGATGATATATATTTAATATATTGTGATCAAATTTATCCTCAATAACGGCTGGGTTATTTAAGAAATGGTATTTAGCCATAAACATAAAACCAGATAAATGATTGTATTCAAGTATATTGTTAAAACAATCGATTTTAATGCACTTCTCACCGATCTTTGATAATCTAGGTTCTCCGTAAGCGTTAATTTCAAAAAGATAATTGGTTTCGGAAGCTTTACCAACCTCGTACAAATATTTATCTCTTAAGTCATCAAATTCAGTTCTTACGTACTTAATTTTTTCAGCTATGTACATATGGATCTCTTTGGCTTTTCGAGTACGTTTGATCATTTGAATACTTGAAATTACATTAGCCGAAGATGAACTATCATAATGAAAATGATAATAAGTATTATTTAAATTTGAAACTCCGACCGTCAACGTAGGGGAGTAAATTAACACGTCCCATTTATCATTATTAGATTGTTCAAATAATTTGTAGATCAGATCTTTCTCATGTTCAGAAGTCTCGGCAGTTAGCATGATCGTTCTGAGGTTATTTTTTTCAAAAAGTTTTTGCAATGACTTTGCAAAACTTATTGAAGTAACCGAAACAGTAATTTGATGTTTTCTTGCCTTTGACAGCATTTGCACTAAAAAATAATTTTTATCTTTATAAAGATATAATGGAGTCGGATCTCGGTAACGATTGTCTAGTAACCACAAATTACTAGTTTTTTCGTCTAACAAAAAGTTTTCGTACCCTGTCAAAAACGCATCCGCGATCACGAGTTTTTTATTGAAAGCCATAAAAAATTTCGAAATATTAAATGCGTTTGAATTAATCGCTGTACGTGAGTGAGTCATTAAAGATATAAATTCATCCATGATCACTAAATCAAAGAATTTGAGATCGTATTTTCTTAAGGAATCAAATTGACAGATCAGTGAATCACCGAGGGAATAATTTCGATTGTTATATAATTTTAGACCGTATTTCTTGTTAAAGTCTTCAGCTACTGATATACGATTAGTAATAATCAGCACTCTTAAATCATTTTCTTGGGCTTCCTGAATAATATAACCAATAATGTTCGATTTTCCTGTGCCCATTGGGGATCTAATGCTAAACAATCCGTAGTCGTTATTTAAGAAATCATTAACTGACTGTTTGACTTTGTCCGATACGGTTAGATATTTTTCATTGACTTGAATTACTTTCGTGTTTACATTAAATCGTTTTAAAACGTCATCGTAATTAATTGCGTTGCTGATTAAATCTTTTGCACAACTGAGCTGTCGTACTTGATCATAAATGCTAATAGTTTTTGAAGCATTGAAATGATGCATTATATATGGAGATGTACTAAACCAATAATAACCGCCAGGAGTCTTTTTTTCCGATGGGTGTTTAAATCTTATCACGTTGTTGGTTTCAACGGACATCGCTTGAAATCCCATCTTTTGAAATACTTTTAAACATAACTGATCGATAGAATCCGCTTCAAGATCTTGAAAATCATTCGAATTTAATTTTGTTAATTCATAGATTTTGGCTTGTTTGGATATAGATAGATTTCTAGTATTTTTATACCTATAAAGTACACCGTCAGAATCTAATAAAATATCATATTTTTTAATCGGACAGTTTAAACTTACCGATCGAGCGACCGCTTCGTCAATGGTGCAGTACTGCTGTAACTGATCGTGAATTTCAGCCACTAACCACTTTAAATCCTCAAAATTTGTTTCTTCGATTAACAATACGCCCTTGAGGTTAAAGTTTTCAACTTTATCCGCACAACGAGATTCACCGATAATACAATTATATTTTTTGAAAAATTCAAGAACTTTGTCACGATTCTCCTGAGAGTATATATCATCACAGTCAATCACAACGTAGTTATATGATTTTTTATTAAACTTGCCAATCTCAGACTTTCTACGATGACAACGGATAGGTTCTTTCAAATCCTTTGGAACATTTAAAATAAAGTTATGAACCATAACTCTAAAGATTTCATCTTTAGTTTCAACGTGGACGGTTTCAAAAACAAATGTGCCGTCATCATATGGAGAAATCGGAACTTTACTTTTTGAATTATTGGTATAAAAAACTGTTACGTCAAACATACAAACATATTCTTAAATTCTTTACAACTTTTTATGTATTGTATCGTGGTTCGAATTTAAATTTGTTGACGATACATCGTATTTTCAAAAATATTATGATTTCGCAATATAACGCTTACAGTGCGATTTTTTAACTGATGTAATAGGTTAATATACAATGAGTTTAAAACGCGCTCTGTGAGCATTTAAATAGCGTTGTAGAGCTCTTTTAAGGTCATCATCTTCTCGCAGTTATCAAAAGTATCGAAAACCTCGACATAATGATCGCCACTCAGACAGGTAAAACCACGAAATGAGTCCGAACTAGGCGCACTCGTTAAAATTCGTACTCCGAGTTCATTCTTAATGAAACTTGCATTCCAAATATCAATTCCTTGCATCATCCACATCGGAAGGTTCAAAAAGATATTTTTTACGTTTGATAGGAATTCTCTGGCTAGGGTTGCTTTATTAGCACAGATTCCGATATTCATATCGTATTTGAAGTTAAACAACCACGATAAATAAATACCTGTACTTACCGATTTACCACTTTGACGTGAAAGCAGTCCCACAATAGATTCATTTTGTCCTGTGTACTCTTCATCTTTATCAGATAAAATATCCAAAAGTTCATTCTGATAATTACGGAGATCCGGAAAATTGATACCACGTTTAGTGACAATTTTTACATAATTATCTTTATAGTAACGAATATCGTCCTTACATCTTTTGATCTCGTCTAAATGAATTTGAGACAAATTCATTTTAGTATGAGATCTCTTTAAACCACGATTACCTCTAAATGAAATCTTTTTTCCAAAAGCATCTAGGTAATAACCTTCATCATTTTTTTCAGTATCTAAGATATCAAGGCACAATTGTTTACCTTTGTTGCCGTAAGATCTCAATTTTTCTAATAATTCAAAGGTTATTTGATCTTTATTATTTTTAAGGTACTGTATCTGTTCTTCAGAAATATCTTCTATATGCATTAAATAGATGCGGTCTGTTTAACAGACCGCGACTCCTTTTAGAATTTTCTTAATGATACTGGTTCGAATAAGATATAAGTATTTTCGTTTATGTTAACCTTGTATTGTGCGATCTTTTTAGCGATAGATTCGTTAAAAGACTTTTCAATTTTTTCTTTTGATAAATATGAAAGTAACGCATTGTAACCAATTTGTTCTTCAACCCCTTTATGATTTATGAAAAATTCACAATTAAGATTTGAACAAGTCATGAATAAAACTCCTTATGTTTCAGTGATTACAAAACATCTTTTACAAGATGCTATTTTAAAATATTTTTCGCTTGTCGAACTAGGCTATTGACCTGACTCTTTGCACTGTTAACGGTATTTTTAAGAGTATTTGGCATATCTTTGATCTGTTTAGCAGTGTTCATATATGTACGAGCAACTCCAAGAGCTTGACCAAAAGGTTGAACCAATGCATTGAGTTCGCTTCGTACCTCTCCAGATATCAACTGGGCAGACTTTGTAAAATCACTTGTTGCCTTTGATATTGGTGATACTGCATTTTTGACCTTTGAAATACCTTGCTGTAATATATTAGTATTTATAAATTTTGCGTTTTGTACACCTGCTTTGGCATTTGACGGTGATTGAAAAGCTGATGAGATCAGTCCAGTTTCAGAAACTGCTTTACTAGTTGATTTTGTAATTTTGTTTGAATTAAATAAACCATATTCCGTAAGTGAACTTGCTCTACCTTTAATATTCGAAAGTCCGTACGGTATGGATTTATTAGTAGCACTAACGCTAGACAACATTGGATAATTAAAAAGATCTGATGTTGATTTCGAACGCTCAATATTTTTTAAACCGTAGTCGGTATTTGCGGAATAAGTTCCTTCAACAATATCGCCAACATCCTCACTAAAATGAGAGAACGCGAAAGTAACGTCAAAAGTCAGTATTTCCCCAACGGCATCATACGATACATCAACCGTCGATACGTCCGTTGGGAAACAATTATGAAGAACATAAACAGAAGTTTCGTTATCTTCATTAAATGACAATTGACGGAGTTTAATATCGACGGTATACCGAGATGTAGAATTTCTTTCAAGCATCGCTGATGCATTAGTGCCAATATTTTCATTGTAATGAACGGTTTCATCCAATGCTTCGATCCAATCTTCGAAAGCACGTTTTAAAGCATGATCTTCAGTCATGTAAAAAGTGCAACGCCATTCGGATGGGTACGATACTTGACCACGAATTGGTACTGTACGCCCTTTATACATGAACTCAATTTTTTTGTTGCTTTTAGCAGGAAACTGCGTAGCTTTAATAAGCATAGCCGTGCTACGCTCCAAGTTTTGACTATCAGGATGAGTATGGAGACTCATGATAGCCTCAAACTTGGTTGAGCGCGCACCATCCCCTAAAACATCTTCAAAAAACTGATGAACCGCCATAAATTTTCCTTAACGGTATCTCTTACGAATGTTAAATCCGGATTTAGTCATTGCACGATCACTTCTTGCATAACTTAAAGCTTGTGGACGAGTTTGACGATATTGATGTCTACGTTTGATTCTTGATTGTCTGATTTCTCGTTTGTGTTTTGGATCGATTAAATCACGACGTCTGCGAGTCTTTAAACCACCATGAGCTTGGAAAATTTTATTTTTCTTATGGTTTGCAGATGAACGTTTACGAATTCTCGATCTTTTTTCATTTAATTCATCTGGATCATCTGATTCCTCGGATTCGTCAAACCCTGCATATTCTCGATGATCTCGGTATTCATCATAATCATAATTTGGAGAATCGTAAAATACGCCGTCATTGGTAAAGTTTCTAAGTTTAATTACACGCTCTTCTGGATCTAAGAACTCAAGAATTTCATCGTAGTACTCAGCACCTAACGCAACGACCATTCGTCTTACGTCAGAAATACAGAATATGTATTTAGGATCATCATCAAAGAATTCGGTATATAACCAATATCCGAACTCATCAATCTCATCGTCATTCATTGTTCCAATGATGTCATAGATGGCAACGAGTTTTTCAACATCGTCCATCTTTTTATCATAGAAAGCATCAATAAAACTTAACATTTTTTACTCCCTTTTTATCTTTTATTTATAAAAAATTTTAGGTTAAAAACAATTTTTTAAACGTTGTCAAAAAATATTCAAT